ACCCAGGAGGCGCGCAACATCACCAAGAAGGTGCTGGCCGGCGGCGCCGCGCCCTTGTACCACTTCAACGTGGACAACCAGGGCGGCATGACCGGCATTGTGGGCGGCAGCTTCGTTCCCGTCTACAACAACAAATTCGCGCCCTACGGGCCGAAGGCCATCCCGATCGAAGTCCACCCGAACCTACCCTACGGCAAAATGTTCTTCGACTGCGACGAGATTCCTTACCCGCTGGCCAACATTCCCGGGCCGTACCGCATGCACTTGCTGCGCGACTACTGGCAGCGCCTGTGGCCGCAAATCACGGAAACCCGCTACACCTCGGTGAACTTCTACGGGGTGCTGCAAGTCTACGTCCCATTCGCCATGGGCGTGCTGGACAACATCGGCAACGGATAGTCCTGGCCGGACGGGCACACGGCGCCGCTCAGCCGCGGCGCCCCAGAGGAAGACGGGTGGAAGCACCGGGCTTTAGCCCGGTGAATAGCGGGGCAAAAGAAGAGGGGCTTTAGCCCCGGTGCTTCCAACGGAGCAAGCGATGTCATTTGACCTGTGCTTACTTGCGGACCTGAAAACCCGGTTGAAGATTCCAACCGTGAATACCAACGCGGACGCGGAGCTGCAGGCGCTGATCGACCAATGCTCGACCGACTTTCACAACGCCTGCCATCGCGTGAATCTGTTCACCCAGAGCTACACCGAGCGGCGCGATGGGCAGGGCGGGCGGATTATGGTGCTGCGCAACGATCCCATTCAGAGCGTCACCAGCCTGACCGTTGGTAACTTGGCCATCCTGCCGTCTCCGGACGGCGTACAGTCCGGCTACGTGTTCGACGCTACCACGGTGAAGCTGGTCCGCTATCGCTTTGTCCCGGGATACGGCAACGTACAGATTCAGTACGCCGCCGGTTTCGGGCCGCAGGGCGCACTGACCCTGGGCGACCCCAACTTTCCCGACGATATCGAGCTGGCCGTGCTGGACTGGTGCGAGTTTCGCTACCGGGCCCGTCCGGCGGCCGGCATGGACTCCAAACGCCTGGCCACGGGCGAAACCGTGACCTACGACAAACGCGACCTGCCCGATTCGACGAAACGCGTGATCGAGCACTACAAGCGCCGGGTCTTCATGGGCTGAGGCGATGTTTGGGACCTTTCAACGCAGAGGACGCAGAGGTACGCAGAGGGGGATGAGAGGAAACAAAGCCCCCGAATAGGTTTTCCTCTGCGCCCCTCTGCGCCCTCTGCGTTGAAAAAGGGATCGCATGATCTCCATCCAGGTCGACAATTCGGAATCGGTCGCGGCCGAACTCCAAGCGCGCTCTCGGAAGATCATCGACGAGCTGGGCAAGGGCCTGCAACGCGCCATGATTGCGCTGGCGCGCGATACCGGCACGCACCGTTCCACCGGCCAAGTGCGGCGCCATAGCGAAGCCCACAAGCACGTTCTGCAAGTGCGCAACCGGCGAACGGGATCGGCTTCGTTGGCGGCAGAACATAAGGGCAGTCTGCGAGACAGCGTCTTGACCATGCGCCGCCGGGCTCTGGCTCTGCCGCCACGACCCGTCATGCGGAGTTCCCTGCAAGAACGGCGAGCCGCCATCCTCGCCGAGCTGCAACAGGCGATCGAGAGAGGGCTGGCGTCGTGAAGTTTCAGGATCTTTCAACGCAGAGGGCGCAGAGGTACGCAGAGGAAACCAAATCAAGGTTTTTGTTTTTTCTCTCATTCTTCCTCTGCGCTCCTCTGCGCCCTCTGCGTTGAAAAGGGGATCTATGATTGACCGGGAAGCAATCTACAACGCTTTGCTGGCTCTCCTGCAGGCCTCAGGCGTCTTCGTCACTTGCTCGCGCAAGCCGATGTCGCCCGATCAGCTTCTGCCGGGCCTGCAGCCGGCCTTGCTGTTGGAAGAAACCGGCGAGCGTGCCGAACCGCGTCCGCGCGGCCTGCCCACCAAGTGGACGCTGAATGTCGATCTGGGGATCTACTACTACTTCGACTCGCAGCCGGAGACGCCGGGCGTATACGATCCCTCGCCTTCCACCGCGCTCAACACGCTGATTGGCGCGGTGGAAACGGCCCTGGCTCCCGATCCGGCCACGGGCGTCCAGACCCTCGGCGGCCTGGTGTCCCATTGCTGGGTGGAAGGCGAAGTGATCAAGAGTCCTGCCTATTTGCAGGCTCAAGGGGCAGCGATTGTCCCTGTGAAGATTCTGGCGAGCTGATGGGATGTCGCCATTAACGCAGAGGGCGCAGAGGAGCGCAGAGGAAGAATGAGAGAAAAAACAAAAACCTTGATTTGGTTTCCTCTGCGTACCTCTGTGTCCTCTGCGTTGAAAAGGAGAAGGCAATGAATGTTCAATTCGGTACCGGCGTGCTCTACGCCCTACCCAACGCGGCAAACCTAGCTACCAATCCCACTCCGTATCGCTTCGGCGTGCTGCAGGAAGCGCAGGTCGATTTCAAAGGCGACCTGAAGAAGCTTTATGGGCAATATCAGTTCGCGCTGGCCAAGGCTCGCGGCAAAATCGATGTCACCGTCAAGTCCAAGCTGGCGGTGCTCGATCCCAACATGCTCAATCAGCTTTACTTTGCGCAGAACGCGGCCGCCGGAATCACCTTGATTTCCGACGGTGAGCCCTGGACCGTGGGACAAGCTGGCGCGGCGGCCTGGCAGGCCACGCACGCCTATACCGCGGGACAAACCATCCAGGACGGCAACAGCAACCTTCAGCTTTGCGTAGCCGGCGGGACCTCGGGAAGCACTGCGCCGAGTTGGAAGACCGTGGCGGGACAGTACACCGTGGACGGCGCGGGCGGTCTGGTCTGGCAAATGCTGGGCCCGGCCAGCCTGGTGGTCACCGTGGCCAACAATACCACCTTCGTAACGGATTACGGGGTGCAGTACGCCGGCAGCGGCCAGCAGTTGACCAAGGTGGCCAGCGGCCCGGCGGCGGGCCAGTACGCACCGAGCGGCGGAAGCTATACCTTCGCCGCCGCCGACGCCGGCGCGCCGATGCTTATCAGCTACACCTATACCGCAAGCACCCGCGGCGCTACTGTCACCCTGACCAACCAACCGGCGGGCTACGCGCCGGAGTTTCGCGCTTTGCTCTATAACCTGTTTCACGGCAGGTTCTTTGGGCTGGAGCTGTTCAGTTGCCAGGCCAGCGAAATCTCGGTTCCCACCAAGCTGGAAGATTTCTGGATTGTGGACTTCAATTTCGAGGCGGCCTGCGATGCCACCAACACGCTGGGCAAGCTCTACGCGGACCTCGCGTAATGCCGGTTTTCAACGCAGAGGACCCTTCGGAGGGCCTCAGGGCAGGCTCCGGGGAGCGCAGAGGAAGAATGAGAGCGAAAACCCAAACCCCGAATTGGTTTTCCTCTGCGTACCTCTGCGCCCGCTGCGTTGAAAGGGAAGGGGAATATGAATCGCACTATTACCGTCGACGATCGCTCGTACACCATCGCGCCCATGAAATTTCGCCAGGCCCGCGAGATCTTTCGCCCCGACGCGGAGGTGTTCGGCGCCAACTGCGCCATGGTCGCGGCCTGTCTGAACAACGCAAGCGTAGCGCCGGCGTCCGGAGCCGGCCCTTCGGCAGCCTCAGGGCAGGCTCCGGACGCCGGCGCTACTTTTTGGACCGCGGAGGACGTGCTGGATCTGCCTTATCTGGACGGCCAAACCCTGGTTCTGGCCTGCATGGAGATGAACGGGCTGAAGGCCGCCTCGGGGGAAGCTCAACCCCAACCGGCCAAAACCGGGCCGGCTGGGGACCCCGACCTGGCCGCGCAGGCGTGATCGATTGGGCCTACCTGCGCGGCATGATGGTGACGGCCACCGGTTGGACGCTGCCCCAGGTCGACCGGACGCCGCTCCCCGAGGTCTGGGAGCTGTTTGAATTCTGGAACGAGTGGCCGCCGGCCCATGTGCTGCTGCGGGGCTTCACCGGCTATGAGCCAAAAATGCGCAGAGCCTGCCCTGATCCCGCCAAGCGGGACGAAGGGCGCGAGCTGCCCGTAAGCGAGCTTGGCCCACTGACCGCCATGATAGGTCCGGCGGAACCGCCGCCCGCGCATATTGCCGGCATGGTCGCCTGGGCGGAGCAGATGAAGAGCAAGCTGGGAGCAACGTGAGGAGGATCGGGTAATCGGGTAATTGCGCAATCGGGTAATTGAAGAAGAAGCGGCGCGACGCTTTGCTTCCTAAATTACCCAATTACTCAATCACCCAATTGCTCAATCGGGAACCATGTCCGACACTCTGCAAATTCGCGTAACCGCCGATGTAGCCGACCTGCAGGCGCAGATGGCGGCCGGCGCGGCCACGGTCCTCTCCGCCGGCCAACAGATGACGGCGGCCTGGCAGACGGTCACGGAAGCATCCCTGCGCTACGGCAATGCCCAGAAGCAGGTGGGGGTGCTCACCGATCAGGTCCGGCGGGGCACCCTCGACGCGACCCGCAACTTCGAGCAGTGCTTTTCCGCCATGAGCAACGGTTTTAACCGCGCCCTCAACGGCTGGCTGCGGGGCACTCAGACCTTCACCCAGGCTATGCAGAAGGTATGGCAGTCGCTCGCCATGGCGGTGGTGCAGCAGATCGAGCGCATGGGGGAGAAGTGGGTGGCCACCCATGTCCTCATGACCGCCGTCAATGCGCTTTTTCATACCCAGGAGCAGGCGCAGGATGCCGCCGGCCAAGCGGCGCAACAGGCCATCGCCAGCACTGCCAACGTGGCCTTGGCCAGCAGCGACGCGGCGGTGGCCGCAGCCGGCACTCTGGCCTATTACTCCGGCTTCGCGCCGGAAATTGCGCCGGCGATGGCGGCCGCGCAGTATGGCGTGGGCATGGGCTTTGCCGGAATGGCAGGCTTCGCCCTGGGCGGCGTCGTGCCCAAGACGCAGGTCGCCTTGGTTCACGGCGGGGAGCGCGTGCTCACGCCCTCGCAGAATTCCGCGTTTGAGCGCATGGCCCGCGGCGGCGGAAACTTCACGGCGAACGTGACGAACAATATCCACGGCGCCGCGAGCCCTGCGCGCGCGGCGCGGGCCACCTCCGACGTGACGATCGCGCGGGTGCGGCGCCTGGCGGCAGATTGGGGCTATCGATGAGGCAATTTCAACGCAGAGGGCGCGGAGGTACGCAGAGGGGAACCAAACCGGGGGTTTGGGTTTTCTCTCCTGTTCTTCCTCTGCGCTCCTCCGCGTCCTCTGCGTTGAAAAGGTAAAAACACATGGGTAATGCAGTTTTTCCATCACTCCCGGGTCTCGATTGGAACGTCAAGCGCACGCCCACGTTCCGCACCTTGATGAGCGCGGCGGCGAACGGCTACACCGTGCGGGTGCCTATGCTCACCGATCCCATGTGGACGTTCGAGTGCTCTTTCGAGTTTCTGCGCGACGACAGCAACGATGAGCTAAACGCGTTGCTCGGCTTCTTCCTGGCGCGCCAGGGCGCATTCGATTCGTTTCTGCTGGATCTCGGCTCGCTCACGCAGAACCCGTTGGATTCGGCCGTAACCGATCAGCCGCTCACCATCGACGCAAACAACTGCGCGCCGCTGGTGCGGACCCTGGGTCCCAGCCAGTACAACGAAACCGTCTATGAGCTGAACGGCACCCCGGTGATTAAGCTCAACGGCACGCCGCTGGTGGCGGGCACCGACTATACGCTCTACACCTCGACGCAGACGGCCACGGGCACGCTGAACGGGAATGGCATCGCCTACGCGGGAAATGTGATCAAGTTCCTGCACTCAATCTCGGGCGCGGTGACCGCCGATTTCGGCTTCTACTACCGCGTGGTGTTCTCGATCGGCAAAGGCAGTTCCAGCGACCCGCAACTCGGCAACGATCAACAGGACTTCGAGCTGCTGTGGCAGCAGATGTACGAAGCCCAACAGGTAACCATGGTGACGGCCCGGGAATAGGGCCTTTTCAACGCAGAGGACGCAGAGGGGCGCAAAGGAGAGGCAAATGGTCCATAACGTGGGTGCTGGCAACTTGGCATGCACATGCCTCAGCGCGGTGCGAAATGCGGACAACCCCTGGTTCGGTTTTCCTCTGCGTACCTCTGCGCCCTCTGCGTTGAAAAGGGGAAGGCTCTAGCATGCGCTCGTTTATCGGCGGGAGCGGGACGAACACAACTTCAGCGGTGGTGACCTATTTGGCCGCCAACCGCGCGCTGCGGTGCGCCGATCTGCTGCAACTGCAGACTGCCATCCAGGGCCAGCCGTGGTCGCAGAACGTTCTGCTCACCAGCTTCGATCGTCCGTTGACCTGGTCGCAGGTGGGGACGTTTGTTCCCGGGCGCTTTACGCGCGGCGAGGTGGATTCGCAGATCGGGCTCGACACCGTCAGTATGGACCTGGAATGGTGCCTGCGCGATTCCGACGTGTTCTTCAACGCGCCTGGCGGCGTGGTCATCACGCAACTGCAGGCATTCGAGCGCGGTCTCTGGGATAACGGTCTGGTGAACGTCTACCGCACCGTGATGCCCACCTTGGGCGACGCCAACACTTACGGCGCCATGCAATTGTTCGGCGGCCGGATCGGCGAGGTCTCAGAGCTGTCGCGCACCGGCGTCAAGCTCAAGGTGAATTCGCTGCTCGAGCTGCTGGACCTGAACGTCCCCACCAACCTGATTGAAGCCACCAACGTGCAATGCCAGTACGGCATAGGCCAGCCTCCCGCCGGGCTGTCCGCGGTGCCCGTGTTTTCGGTAGTGGCCGGCGCGCCGGCGGGGATTCTGTGGGGCAGTTGCGTCAGTCCCAACTCTGGCCAGTTGTTTGGCGCGGACACGTTCGATTTCGGTTACATCCAGTTTGTGAGCGGAAGCTCGCTGGGGCAGATCTTCCGCAGCGTGTGGTTTAGCGAGCCACAGTCTGTTAGTGGGGGCAGCTACAACGCTTTCTACCTGTACGACCAGTTGCCCTGGCGGCCGGCGGTGGGCGAGCAATTCATGGCCTACGTGCCCTACGCGCGCGCCACAGAAGGGCTGGTGACGGAGTCGGACCGCATCCCGTCGAGCTCGCCCTATACCGTCGCCGTGGTGCGCGCCGGCCAGTGGGTAAGCGATGCCGGCGTGAGCGGAATCTCCGGCACGTACTCGGCAACGAATGGCGTCTACACGTTCACGTCCACGGACGCGGGCAAGACGGTCACCATCAGCTACAACGTCGCCACGGCGGGCACGTACCAGGGATTTCCGTATGTGCCTGTGCCGGAAACGGCAACGTAGGGATGCAGGTTTCAACGCGGAGGACGCAGAGGAGCGCAGAGGAAAACAAGTGAAGGTGGAGTTCCAGTTCGACGAAACTTCTCTCGCTACCGTGGATCAGTTGATTGCGGCGGGGATCATCCGACGAATGGACGTTATTTCTGTCGGCGACAGAGCGATCGGCGTCCCTGTCCTGCCTTCCTCCGCGTACCTCTGCGCCCTCTGCGTTGAAAAGGTGAGGACATGACCGAACAGGAACAGCGTGCGGAAGTCGTCAAGGAGGCGCGCTCCTGCCTGCGCACGCCGTATCTTTCGCATGCGCGCATTAAGGGCGTGGGGCTGGACTGCGCCACTTTTCTGGAGTTGGTTTATGCAACCTGCAATATTTTCGTTGCCGGCGAGCTGCCGGACCTGTCGCCACAATGGTTCCTGCATGCGGATCGCGAATGGTACCTGGAATATCTGTCTAAATACGCGACCGAATTCACCGATCGTCTTCCCCAACCCGGAGACATCGTCTGTGCCCGCCACGGCCGCGCCTACTCACACGGCGCGATCGTCACCGAGTGGCCGCGGGTTATCCATTGCTTTCCGCCGTGCGTGATGGAGACCAACGCCCTCTACGATCCCCAGTACACGGGCCGGTTGTTGAAGTATTTTGATCCTTTTTCAACGCAGAGGACGCAGAGCGAGTGATGCAGGTTTCAACGCAGAGGGCGCAGAGGTCCGCAGAGGAAGAATGAGAGAAAAAACCAGAAAAGCCCGGGGTTATTATTCCGTCGTTGTTCCCGGTTTTCCTCTGCGTACCTCTGCGCCCTCTGCGTTGAAAGTGGAAGGTGCATCATGATGAAAGGCGGCGTGGGTAACAACAAAGTTTCGGCGAAGGCCACGGGGATCCGCGTGCAGCAGAGTGTCTACGGCGCGACGATCCCGGTGATCTACGGCTGCGCGCGCGTTTCGCCCTCGCCGATCTGGGTTAACGGCTTTGCGGCCACGCCCGTCAGCAGCGGCAAAAAAGGCGCCGGCAGCAAGAAGGGCGGAGGCGGCAGCAGCCAGCTCTACGACTACACCTGCGCCTGCGATTTTCTGCTGGGCCATGTGCCGATCCAAAACATTCTGGTTACCTGGAGCAACAAGGACGTTTACGGCCCGGTGCTCACGGCCGGCGGCGTCACCCTGACGGTGAGCGGCGGACAAGTTACGCTGCCGCAATCGCCCTACCACGTCCTCTACGTCGCGCTGATCGAGCCCTTCACCGCCAGCTTCGACGACTATGGCAGCCCAGGCGGCGAGATCGTCAGCGGACAGTGGAACCATCCGCTGTGGAACGATCTCCAGTACTTGCCCAACTCCGCCCAGGCGGGCAGCACGCTTGCTCCTTATACCTATCGCTGGCAGCCGGGCATGGGAACGCAGGTGCTGATTAACGGCGGCGCCAGCACCTGGAACGGCTGTCAGGTGGTGGTGGTCTACTACACGGACGGCGGCAACACCGCGCAGGCGAAGCTGAATCTGCAATTCGAACCGTATCTGGCCAGCGGTTCCGAATACACCAACTACCCCACCCAGCAGGTGGCCTACACCGCCTTCGCCGGCGTGGGCTCGCCCAAGTTCGATCTGGGCCAAGCCAATATGTTTCCCACACTTTCCTTTGAATGCATAGGTGCGTTTGCCGGCCAGGGCGACAACGCGCTCGACACGGTGTACGACTGCAACCCCGCAGACATTGTGACCGACATCGTCATGTCCGGGCCGCTCACGCTTGCCGCCTCGCCCTACGCGGGGCAGCGCATGCTGATTGGCCATGGCCTGAACATTAATTCCTACGGCGATTCGGGCGCGCCGGTTTCCGCCGGCAGCTTTCTGGGCGATCTCACCGCCATGCGCAATTACTGCCGCGCCTATGGCATCGCCGTCTCGCTGGTGATGGATACGCAGCAGGCCGCGCGCCAGTGGCTGCAAGAGCTGTTCGACGTGGCCAACTGCGCTCCGGTGTGGAGTGGCGCGCAACTCAAGGCGATTCCTTATTGCGAGGTCTCGGCGGCCGGCAGCGGCGCCGTGTTCACCGCGCCCACCGCGGGCGGCCCCGTCTGCAATCTGGACGACAGCGCTTTTCTGATCGACGCCACGAATCCGCCGGTGACCGTCGATCGCACGCGCCAGGCCGATGCCTACAATGTGCTGCCGATCGAGCACCTGGATCGCGACAATCAATACAATACGGCCATCACCACCGAGGTGGAACAGCGCAGCGTGCATCAGTTCGGCGCGCGCAAGGGCGACTCGCAGCAGATGCACTCCATCACCACCAAGCTGGTGGCGCAGAAAGTGGCGTCCGTGCTAGTCAAGCGCTCGGCCATGCAGCGCAATACCTACAGCTTCAAGCTGCCGGTAACCTATTCGTTTCTGGAAGCGATGGATCTGGTCGCCATCACCGATCTGCGCCTGGGGCTGCTGCAGCGCCCGGTGCGGCTGACCGCGGTCAAGGAATCTTGGGACGACACCAAGGGCTGGACGCTCGATTGCCAGGCCGAGCAGTTTATCTATGGGCTGAACGAACCCACACCGATGGAGCTGCAGACCACCAATCCCTACGCGCTCACCGCGAATCAGCCGGGCGGGAATGTGAATGCGCCGGTGATCCTGGAGCCCACCCAACAGTTATCCGCCGATCCCGAGCTGTGGTTTGTGGTGTCCGGCAGCAACCTCAACTTTGGCGGATGCATGGTGTTCATGTCGCTCGATGGCGGCAACAGCTACCAGAGTGTGGGCGCTTGCACCAAGGCCACCACGGGCGTGCTCACGGCGGATTATCCGCTGGGCTCGGACCCGGACAGCAGCGACACTCTGGCCGTGAATCTGACTGAATCGGCAGGAACTCTGCAGAGCGAAGTACAGGCCATCGCCAATACCTACACCAATCCCTACTACCTTGCCGGCGCATCCGGGTACGAGGTGGTGTGTCCCACAACCGCAACTCTGACCTCCGCCAACCACTACAACCTGACCGGCTACATCCGCCGTGGCGCGCTGGCGAGCAAGCCGATGGATCATCCGTCCGGCTCGCGCTTTGCCGCACTGGATTCAAGCGTGCTTGGCATTGCCCTGAGTCCCGCGTGGATCGGCCAGACGCTGCACTTTAAGTTCGCGTCCTACAATCAGTTCGGCAGCGGCATGCAGCCGCTCAGTGAGTGTACGGATTACACCTACACGCCCACGGGAGTGTGGAAAGCAATCTCGAAGCTGGCGGTCATCCAGGGCACAACCTCCGTCATCGTTCCCAGCGGCTCGGGCCAGGTCCTGTATCAGTTGGCTATTCCGGCCAACACTTTGGGCGTGGGCGATGGCATCCGCATTAAGCTGGTCGCGACCGTGTCCGGCAGTCCCAACAATGGGGAGCTGGGGGTGAGTCTGGTGCTTGGGTCCGCGGCAGGTTTGGGCCAGACGATGGACGGCGGACCAAATCCGCTCCTGGCTTTTTATGGGGGCGCGGCCACCGCGGAATACACCCTGCTCCGCACCGCCGCCGCGGGAGGGTGGTGGCTCGGGTACAACATCCACCAGCAGAGCAACACCCTGCAGCCGATTTACATTGGGGCCTTCGGCGGAAGCAGTCCGAGCAACATCAATTGGGCGGCGGACCAGGTATTGAGTGCCATAGTCGCGACCACTCAGCCCGGGGGCTATAACGTCCAGGGTCTCAGCTTCGCGGCCGACTTCGTCACCCAGCCGGCGACGTAG